TTGTTTCTAGTGTAGCAGCAACAGTTACTCCGGGTCTTTTAACAAGGTAAGAGACTTGTTCTTTTGTCATCGGGTTCTGTCTCATATCAACAAAACAATTCTCGTAGATAGAGTCAATACCTTCAGTACGAGTATAGTCACCAACCCTACCAGAATCTTCTGGATATAAAGGAAGACGAACTTTGTTTCGGAGTTTAGGAGAGTTTGCCATTATTTAGTTGCAACCTTAGTTTCTAATGTAGTGATTCTTTTATCGTGTTCGAGAAGGTCTTTACGAAGATCTCGCTCAATAGTAGTTAATGTCTTGTTTACTTCATCCAACTTCTCTTCTATCTTGTTAGTGAGATGGTCAATCTTAGAGTGAACCCTATCCCCAATCCAAGCAAGAAGACCTATCAACACACCAAACAAGATATAAATGAATTCAGGGTCCATGTTTACCATTTCCGTACATCTACGCCAAAAAACATACTTCCTTCTTCAGTACCAAACGATAGAGCCTCATTCTTAAGAATCATTGACTGTTCAAAGAGTTGCTTTCTATCTTGGATATCTACACCATACTCATAAGACAATCTACTAGCTAAAGCAAACTTAAGGGCATCATAGTATTCTCTTGGGAACTCTGGTGTATCAGACGAAGCATCAAAATCAGAGAATTCTTTTTGATAAGTTAGTATAACTGTATTATCCGCTGCTTCTACAGAAGTAGGGGTAGGGAATACTTTTACTGTGGTATCGTCTAGATTAGGATTACACCAGACAAGAATTGGATTACCAGAAGTGGTCTTATTACCAAGACGATTATACTCATCTCTGGTAACAATTCTCATTGGGATATCTATATTGGTATCTATATTTCTATTTAATGCTTGAGTTACTTTGAGTAACTTCGGTGAGATTATATACGAACTTGTAGCATCTGTCAATGTGAGTGTATACTCAGACATAGCCCACAGAGGCATACCATCGCTCTGCCATGCTTTAGCAATCATATTAAGGGCTTCGCTAGCCCCTGTATACATAGTTGCAGTAGGAGTTTCTCCGGGAGCTATTACTCCACAGATACGTAGGGCACCTTCAATTAGTTGGTCCCTTGTGATTGAGAAATCTGTAGATCCGCTTATAGCCATATTCTTTCCTTAAGAAGCAACAGCTTTGATTACTGCAAAGTTAAGCACCAGTGCTTCTGATAAAGCACCACCGCCGTTATAGTTGAACAGGTAAACATCAAAGTAACCACTTCCAACCTTATCAATTCCGTAGTCATAAGCAGCAGCAGTACCACCAGATGCAAGGCTAAGTAAGATAACGTCTGTTGCCGCTACGGTTGAATTAGTCACCCGAAAAGCAACCGAATCACCTGATCCAAGAGAAGCGTTATGGGTAGTAATCTGCCCGCAAAGCTTACTAAGCGTTACCCCTGTCGCTTTGCTGGTAGTCTGTGTGACAGCACCGCCTACCCCTGCAACCGGATAGCCAAACGAAGTTGAAACCCATGCGCCGCTTACATAAACATACGAGCCTGCACCGTTTCCTGGGTTCCACGATGTACCGTCAGCAAACACCAGCAACCCATCTCTAGGTTTCTCAGGGGCTTTATACAATACGGTTAATTGGTGTCCTGTATTCAATGCAGCGGCTATCTTGGCAAACTCGCGTTCGGCCCATGCGTTAGGTGTAGGCGACTTCTCAGGGGTATACATTACCAGCTACCCGCCGGGTCAATGTCAAAGTCCAATCCCTCAAAACGCCAGCCCAAAGCGGCATCAGAAGTCACTCGATAAGCAAAGTATCTACCATTTGCAAACAGGTCTACTTTGTAATCTGTCCCAATCACAAAGTCTTGCGGAACAGTCCATGTGTATGTCCCGTAAACGTCATCGCTTGATCCAACGGAGATTTGAACCGTGGCAACAGAATCACTGGAAAACCTGGGCCTAACGCTCTTGATTAGCTTGCGTATCTCAGGCTGTCCCAAAGACAACCCGCGCCTTTCCATACTGGCAGATATGTATGATCCATCGTTTAATTGCGTAGACTCAGCGAGATAGATTTTGCTGTTTGTCGGGCTTGCAAATATCAACCGTTGCTCATCAGGAATAGTCGCAGCAACAGCCCACGCCTTGTCTACGGTTTCCCATGTGGTTGTTTCGGCTTCCCATCCATAACTAAGGCTTGACTCTACAAACCCGTTAGTACCTGCCCTTACGGACGGCAAGTCACGCACGGCAAAGGTTGAGTCTTTGTAGTTCCAGACTAGCGCACGGTCACAAGTAGAAGAACCGACTGTCGGATAGCACACCCATATTTCGTTTGTATGGATTGATTTCACCAAGAACGAATATTCGTAATACTGCGAATCCATGTCACCAAACAGCCACTTACGCATCTTCCCGGTAAGCAACGATTGAACTTGATCTCCGCTATGGATATACAGGTCAGACACACCTAGTACAACATGCGCCCCGTCCAGGTCTACAACACAATCCTGCGACATTGCCCCTGATTCAGAGAACAATCGTTGAAACCGCATGATGTATTGACCACCGATAAACTGCATCAGATAGGTAGAGCGTTTCTTGTAGATGATGAAGTTATCCCCCATCGTCAATCCGTCGACTATCCGATCCTCGCCCTCAATGTCTGTCTCTCCTGCATCCTTTGTTGCATCGGTAATGTCCCACGAGTCAGGAACAGTCCCAGCGGTAGCTGCGTTACTCCACAGCACACGATGCGGATAAATTGTATCCGGGTCAGTTGACGTGTCTTTAATGAATAACGCCACTAGATAGTTTTTGTACGGACGAATGACCTTTGCTCTAAGGTCTGTATCCCATGCGGTTAATGCCGCTAATTTTGTTGTAGTAGCTACAGGGTTCCACATTTGCGGAACATCGTTGTAGTTGTTAAGAATCGGAATCCCGTTTAAGACCCCACCATTCCACAAAACGGTCTCGTCTGCATCATAGAGAACATCAACACTAGCGGTTTGGCGCGTGATGCTGGTATGGGTTGAACCGTTTACTACATAAACCCGTTGCTTGCTTGCGTATAAGAGATAGCGGGTTGTGCCAACAAATACTGGTTGAATATGATACGGAACAGCAGACGGTGTGGCGTAGATTTCATCGTATCCACCAAACAACTCGGCTGAACCTTCACGAAAGCGCACATTATTGGAGTCGGTCACAAACTTCTCATCAAGATCATGTCTTGATAAGTCCTTGTTCAATCCCATACTTCCAACAAGTGAGTATTTCATTTGTCTTTAAGCAACCCAAGAGACAATGATGTAACCTGATCCACCGGCTCCACCGGAATGCGTTGCTCCTGCTCCTGCGGTTCCACCTGCCCCAACTTCGTATGCAATCGTGTCACCAGCCGTTACGACCTTTTCACCAAACACGACTTCACCACCGCCGCCACCTTTTCCAACGTAATCATCCCTTGCCCCGCCGCCGCCGCCGCCTGTGTTTGCAGCAGCAGCGGTTCCTGCGGTACTGTCAGCAGCCGCACCAGCACCACCAGCACCATAACCGCCACCACCTGATGCGCCGGGCGTAGTGTTGACTCCGTTATATCCAGCCCCACCGTAGCTAGATGCGGTAACAGGTGCAGCACCACCGCTTCCGCCACCGATACGCACTAACGACGATGATCCGTTGTTTCCGTTTCCGCTAGATGCAGCAGCCCCACCATAAGCCCCGCCGCCTGCACCTGAAGTAGCGCCATTAGCACCGCCACCACCTGTTTTGCCGCCGCCGCCACCGTAAGCAGTAACAGCACCAAATACTGTATTCCCACCAGCCCCGCCATCAGACGAAACAGCACCAGCCCCGTCAGATGATCCGCCACCACCGCCGCCACCGGCTGCAAGCAGAAAGCGGATATGGCTAACACCTTCAGGGACAGTAAAGTTTCCCGTTCCGGTCGTATATTCTTGGCTTCGGGATTTGCCTACGTTTCCAGGCCCAACAATAAAGTCTGATAAATAACTCATACTGCCCTCCAGCCATAAGTAGCGCCTGTGTATACAAAAATCACAGAAACATCGCCAATATCAAGAACCATATCTTCGGACAGGTTATTGATCTTCTGCCCGTTTCTGGCAATCGTCAGATTATTGGTGTCGAACGTCCCTGCAATGTCTGCAATCCTTACCGTGTTCCCTACGGATGGGGATAACGGTAGGGTGATAGTGAAAGCCCCACCTGACGTATCACACAACAGTGCATCTCCAACTACAGCTTGATATGTGGTTGACTTCGTGGCCCAAGTGTAAGGCTCACCGACTTGTGCGCTCAGGCCGTTAATTTGTGGCTGGATAGACGAAGTAACACCATCAACGTAGTTCAGTTCTGTATGCGTTGCGGAAACTGCCCCGGTTACATAAGGAAAGCTGTTTTTTATCGTCTTTTTCAGCAAGCGAATATGATCGTCACCGGCTGATACGTTATCCCCTGCTGCGGGGTTGGTGATTACAAGACTAGATATGTATGTAGCAGTCTCAAGTGCCATTTATGCCACCCTAACTCTTAAAGATTGCGAATATTTGCGCTCTACGTCATTCCTGCGAAGTCTTGCCAGGGCTTCACCGTACAGTTGCGCGTATTGGCCTAGCTTGTTGTCATCGCTAATGTATTTGTAGGCTTCGTAAAGACAGGCGTATAGGTACAAATCAGGCATTAGTTCCAACAGCCAATTGGATGTATTCAGGGAACTAAGCGCGGGGATTTTTGTGTAGTAGACGATTTTTATATCACTAGCCGGAGCCGGATAAAGCGCGATCTGGTTTTCTACAATGGAATATGCGTAAGGCGTACCGCTGTCGCCTTGATCCAATACGTCCCGCATTTCAGGGGTGATGTACTGAATAGCTGTTACGGGGTTTGTTAGTGCCTTGATGTTGCGGATAGACAGACAGTCAGCAGGAATAGCAATCATGCTTGCGGCTGCAAGTGTTGCGCTGGTTTCCTGTTGGGAGACGCGAATATCGCTATTAAGCCGGGATTCTGCCAGGTCTATGAAGTCATCAACTACTGAGTCAAGGTCGCTGCGATGCGTCCAGTTGCCAATAGCCGTTTTAAGTGATTCGTAGCTGTCAATAGCCATCCCGCCCCCTGATTAGATAACAGTCCCGAAGGCGGGTTGCTGTGCGCTCATTATAGCAACTAATGAAATGTCCACAAGATTATTTCTTGGACCAATAAATCAGTTTTTTACGCCACATTATTCTCTCAATGAAATGTTTTGGCCCGAATCCAATAGCCAAAAACCCTCTGCCAATGTTTATCCACCTTCTACCAGTGAAACAACGTGCAAAATCCAGCATTTCACTCTCCTATTTCGGCGTAACGTGGTTCATTGCGGCGTGTTCCTTGCGCCAAAGATGATCCTCAATTCCGTCTGTAGGGTGAACATCCGGGAGACCATTGGTGTAATGGAGCATCCTCACGTTAGGATGGTAGGTATCA